GTCAAAGCTATAAGGCAACACTACAGCTTTAGCTTCACCTTCTTTAGCTATACGTTGAGCAAGTTGACTTGCTTGAATAGCTTCTAATTCTTCTTGTTCTTGATCACGTTTGCTTTTACCTGTTTCTTTACTGGCCTTGACAATTTCAGGTGGGCGAGTGATAATAAGACTGTTACCAATCTTACTTTCAATGGTGTTGATAATAGCCGGCGGTGTAGGCATCATGTTAGCACTGGTTACATACGTACCTTCAAATGCTTTGTCTAAGGTAACTACGCCAGCAAGTGTACTGACTTCAATCTTGCCCACTTTACACAAGTTTTCTTCTAGCTCGTACTCTTTAATCTTTTCACCATCTTTACAGCTAGGCACAAGAATAACTAAACTCTGTCCTGCTTCGTCTACAGTCATGTTAAAGTCTGTACCACGAACGGCAATTGACGCTGTGGGTGTTTTAATATCTACCTTTTGTGGATTGTTTTTAGCAATTTGACCAGAAGCATAACGTACTGTGCCCATACCTACTTTAAGAGCTAGTTTACCTGCGTCGGATTTTTTAGGATCGTAAACAAAGTCGTCTATCATTAGTCGACTGTTTTCTGTTATTTTTACTTTGGTATCATCTTTAAATGTGATGTTGCTAACACAGCCGCCTGTAACATAGGTATCCATACTTTCTATGGTCGCACCTTTGTTGCCAGGCAGGGTCTGTTTAGCACGCTCTATTGAACAAGCGGTACCTTTAGTATCGCTTACAGTTCCAATGCCTGCCCATGCGTTAGTAGTTGCTACTAAGCATGCTATTGCAAGCAATAGTTTCATTGACTATCTCACTATTGCTGATACTGGGCTTACTATAGCACTGCTACTTGAACGTATAGTAATAGTGTTATGATCGCCGGTTGTACTAATATTTAATGTAGTATCGTTTGTACCTTGTTGCTGTGTAGTGATACTGTTAAAATCACCTGTAGTTGATGTGATTAAACTATGACCAGCACTGCCTGCGGCATCAATTTGTTGTATATTAAATATATTATTACTACCAGTAATAGTGTTGGTAATATCAGCGTTACTAGTAGTTACAGTAGTGGTCAATTGGTTATTATCACCGCCGATAGTAGTTGATAATGCGTTGTCACTGCCAACAATATTAGTAATCAACATATTAGTACTACCAGTAATTGACTCAGTAACAGTATTGCGCATACCGTTAGTGTTGGTATTACCAATAGTAAGTTTACTTTGATTACCATCACCAGTTACAGTACTTGTATAGGTATTAGTACCACCCTTAATATTATACTGTGCTTGGTTATCATCACCAGTTTGCGTTATAGTTACACCGTTATTACTACCGTTAATTGTAGCATAGTTACTAGTACTAGGTGCTGTTACTGTTAATGTACTTAGACCTGTTGCGTCAACTGCTACACTACCAGCAGTACCACCAACATCGTTAGTACCGCCAACTTGTTCAATTGTAACATTATTGGTGTTACCCAATTGTTCAATGTAAACACGGTTAGGACCTGTTGGGCCTGCGGCCATTACCGACGTTGACAATGCTAAAAACATCATACTTACTGTTGCTTTTAAATTATATTTCATCGTGTTGCTCCTTGGATTTTTAAAATCCTATTATTATTTTTTTGTTTCTAACAAAGGGTATTTCACACCATCTGTTTGTACTACAGGCTTAGGCTCTTCCTTAAATGCCCAATGCCCTTTACGCACTCCTTCTCGAATAGTAGCAATTACAGCAGCCTTGACTGCTAGGTTAGTTGCCTTGTTGACACTTTCGTTTATACTCATACCAGTTTCAGCTTCAACGGCTTTTGTGCCTTCTTCAACAAACTTTAGTATACCAAGTTTGTCCATGTAGCTTAACACTGTTTTAGTAACTGTTACAGTTGTTAATACTTCACCTGTATTAACGCTTACTGTTCTTAAAGTAATTGTAACTGTATCACTTTGGTATTGCGTTTGTGCTCCAATACCTAGTATGCGCATACCACTACCACCTGTAAGCAGGTTACTATCATAGCCTGTTACACTTCCTTCTACAATAACCCCAGCAAACATCATTGGTGGTAATGCCTTGGCGTCACGTCCTTGATATTGTTCACGCATCTGACGAATCATCTGACGTTCTTTAATCAAGTTATCCAACCCTACTCGTTCTAGCACAGTAAACCAACGTTGATCGCCCACATCTTGTAAGGCTCCAATTAGGTATGCTTCTGCTCCCTGTGTTACCGCTGTACTAAAACTAGCAACGTTGGGTATATTCTTACGCTGTCCAGTTTTATCTAAAAAACTATAAACTGCTATCGGAATAGGCCCGCCACTTGGAGGTAATACCTTATTCTCTAGTTTAGTAAAATATGTTTCGCGTACTATCTCAGGCTTGTCAAATTGTTCACCTGTTATTTTTTCTTTAATAACACTACCTGTTGCGCATCCTGTTAACAGCGCGGCTATTAATAAGGATATAAGTGTTTTATTCATTTATCATCCTTAAAAATAAAATGAGCCTGCCGGTACTTTCATAGTTGTTACATTGTCAACATTACTTAAATCTTGTATGGTGATAATAATCAAACCATTATCACTGCCTGCACCCAAACTCCATTCGATACTGTTACCACCTAAGTTTGGAATATTGCCACAAACTACACCTGCTGTAGTACAGGTAGCACCTTCCCCAAACATGCTGTCAGTTAGTTGTTTAGCCAACTGACTATAAATTCTCGATTCTAGATTAGCAATAAAGCGTGCCTGCGGAGTATTAAGGGCAGCAGATTCTGCTTTAGCTTGTATAGCTTCTGCGGCCGAAGTTCGTTTGTCTTTGGCTTGATCTTCTAATTGTTTAATTGTAAGGGCATGTATACCAAATCCTTGTCCGTGAAATGCCGGACTATTAAAAGTATGGACCATTTCCCCAGCCTGCACGATACCAGCGCCAGCAGTTAGCACAGCGATTAATAAAAGATTGCAGAACATAGGTTTAATCATGAGAAAGCCCCTGTTATTAGTATTTAACGGGGGCCTATACTAAAGTTATAGTATATTATTACTTTGGAGGGTCTGCTAGGTCGATTCTGCGCAGTATTTCTTCGTAAAACGTGTCAACTTCTCCACCGAATTTACCTGTTAGATGTTCGATCGCTTGACGACAATAATCATAATGCTTGTTCTTATAACCCTCAAGAAATTCTGCATGTAATGTAGTATATTGCTCTAGTGTAGGCAAATCACCGAGATTAATTTTATCAGCGGGAATTAAACAAAACACTTCAAGACTTACACCATCTTTCTCAACTGTTTCTAAATCTAGTACAGTGTATTTTTCACGTAGTTTTTCTGCGTTCTCGCGCCCAAAGATAATTTCCATTATTTCTTTCCCGTAATTCCATATTGTTTAAACACATGCTGCACCGCCTGTGCCTGACTTACAGCATCTTCCAATGCATTATGCAATCCTGATTTGCCAAAATTGCCACGGACAAGGTTTGCCCAATCGTCTGTATAAGTTTTCTAAAATAACAATGTCAAATACTGGACCTTGTGCCCAAATATTGTCAGCACCTACCAGGAAACGATTTAAGTTTTGTGTAAACTCTTCTAGGCTAATACGGTTCTCTGGGCTAAGTGCTTCTTCACGCACATCATCTGCTTGATTACCCCACCATGCAATAGTATTGTCGTCTACATGGCTACCTAACTCAATTTGTTCATCCACATTAATGCGATAGTAGATGCCGTCTGTCATTGGTTCTTGATTGTACGGGCTAAATTTAATAGCACCAAACGTTAAGATAGTTGCTTCTGGGCGAGTTGATAACGTTTCCAAATCGAGCATTATATCCATTATGGGGTGTCCTTTAATAGTTTAATTGTTTCTGCATGTGCTACACGCTTACGTAGGCTTGAACTTGAGAAACTATGATCACGTCCGTTAAACACTAGATCAATGTCGCGCATGAAACATTCTGTTTTGCCTGTGAATTCACTGTGCTCGTATTCTTCACCTAACACACGTACATCAAGTGGTAGAATTAGTAATAAGTCAATTAGGTCTTGTTCTGTTTGATATGTAACAACTTCGTCTACGTAGCGACAAGCGGCTAATTGTATTTGTCGTTCTACAATACTTTGAATAGGTTTATTCTTAGTATCAGGACGATCAATTGTAGGATCTGTTTGTAGGCCACAAATTAGGTAATCACAGTGATTTTTAGCTTCACTCAACATAGCTATATGGCCGGCATGTAGCATGTCAAACGTACTAAAAGTTATACCAATTTTCTTACCTTCTTGCTTGAGTTCTTTAATTTTATTAAAGATCATGCGTCTGGCTCAAGTTTAATTACAAGTGGAAAGCCATTTGCTCTAGCAAGTTGTGTTGCTTCAACACCTTTTTGTTCTGCCATTTCATATGGTAATACGATAACAGTGGCACTACCTTCTTCGTGAATGGTTTGTGTAATTTCAATTGCTGTATCAACGGCAATATCAAATACCACACGCAAACTTTCAATAACAAATTCCATAGTTGTTACGTTGTCATTGATATAAATGACCTTGTACATACTGGGTTCTTTGACTGATAAGTTTGGGGTTGTTTTAACTTTTGCAATTGCCTTGGCCATATCTGCTCTCTTTATTTGTTTTGTTGATGATGGGTGGAGTTTCCTCCACCCTTATTACTATATTACTACTTTTCGAAGCTAATAGCAACCTTTTGTTTAACTGGCTCAGGTATAAATTGTTCCAATTTAACAGTAAGTATGCCATTCTTAACGTGTGCAGTGCTGACTTCTACACCCTCTGCTAGCTTAATACGCTTAACAAAGTCACGTGCAGCAATACCACGGTGAATGTATTCTCCAGCACCTTCTGCGGTTTCACGGTTAGTACCTCGAATAACTAAATCACCGTCTTCAACTTCCACATCTAATTCACTTTCAGCAAAACCTGCTACTGCTAATTCAATAGCATAGTTAGTTTCGTTTAGTTTAATCAGATTAAACGGCGGGTAACCACTATCCTTACCACGTTGCTCTAAGTGATGCAGTTGTGCAAACAAATCATCGAAGCCAATAGCAAATTTATAGATGCTAGGGATATCAAGGGTTGTGTAAACTTGTTTCATTATTTACTCTCCTTGTTAACTTCTGTAAATTCAGCATCCACAACACCATCTTGTGCATCTGTTGCTGTCTGCTGACCAGGTTCAACTGTTGCTGACTCTTGTGCTTGTTTAGCTTGATAGATTGGTGCTACTGGTTCTGCTAGTTTAGTCATTGCTGTAGTAATTGCTTCTACATCATCACCCTTAATAGCTTCTTCAACTAGGGCAATAGCATCATTAATTGCAGTATGTTGTTCAGCAGTTACCGAGTCACCAGCTTCTTCTACAGTTTTCTTAACATCGTGAACCTGTGCTTCAGCTTGGTTACGTGCATCAACTAATTCACGCAATTTTTTATCTGCATCAGCATTAACTTCTGCGTCACGTACCATTGCATCAATTTCTTCTTCAGTTAGACCCGAGTTAGCTTTGATAGTAATCTTGTTTTCTTTGCCAGTTGCTTTATCTTTAGCACTTACTTTTAAGATACCATTAGCATCAATGTCAAGAGTAATTTCAATTTGTGGTTGACCACGACGTTGTGGTTCAATACCTTCTAAATTAAACTGCCCAAGTACTTTATTGTCTTTGACAAACTCACGCTCACCCTGTGCTACCATAACAGTAACCGCTGGTTGATTGTCTTCTGCTGTAGAGAATGTTTGGCTTGCTTTGGTTGGGATGGTTGTATTTTTCTTAATCAGCTTGGTCATAATACCACCCATTGTTTCAATACCCAATGATAGTGGAGTTACGTCAAGTAACAATACATCAGTTTTGTCACCACCTAATACTGCACCCTGGATAGCCGCACCAACTGCTACAGCTTCGTCTGGGTTAACGTCTTTACGTGGAGCTTTACCAAAGAATGCTTCAACAGCTTCTTGTACTTTAGGCATACGTGTTTGACCGCCGACTAGGATAACATCATCGATGTCGCTGACTGCAATACCAGAGTCTTTAACAGCAATTTTACATGGGTCAATTGAACGTTTAATTAAATCTTCAACTAAACTTTCAAACTTACTACGTGTTAGTTTAACTGACAAGTGTTTAGGACCGGTTGCATCAGCAGTGATGTAAGGTAAGTTTACATCTGTCTGTGTTGAACTTGACAATTCAATCTTAGCTTTTTCAGCTGATTCTTTAAGACGTTGTAGAGCAAGCATGTCTTGTTTTAAGTCAATGCCAGACTCTTTCTTAAACTCATCAACCAAGTATTCCATTACACGTTGGTCAAAGTCTTCACCGCCAAGGAATGTATCACCGTTGGTTGACAATACTTCAAATTGTTTTTCACCGTCGATGTCACTGATTTCAATAATACTGATATCAAATGTACCACCACCTAGGTCATATACAGCAATCTTACGGTCTTTTTTATCACCTTTATCGCAACCAAATGCCAGTGCTGCCGCAGTTGGTTCGTTGATAATACGCAATACTTCTAGGCCTGCAATACGGCCAGCATCTTTAGTTGCTTGACGTTGACTATCGTTGAAGTAGGCTGGAACTGTGATAACTGCTTGAGTTACTTCATAACCTAAATAGTCCTCTGCTGTCAATTTCATTTTGCGCAATACTTCTGCTGAAATTTGCGGAGGTGCTAGTTTGTTGCCATTTACTTCTACCCACGCATCACCATTCTCATTTTTAACAATGGTATAAGGCATTAAGTCAATGTCTTTTTGTACTGCTGGTTCGTCAAACTTACGACCGATAAGTCGTTTGCTGGCGTAGATTGTGTTTTTTGGATTAGTAACTGCTTGACGTTTGGCACTAGCACCTACAATAATTTCATCGCCATAGGCAACGATACTTGGTGTAGTACGAGCACCTTCGTTATTTTCAATTACACGTGATTTATTGTTTTCAAGAATGGCCACACAAGAGTTAGTGGTGCCTAGGTCAATACCTATGATTGTATTTTTGCTCATTGTTTTCTCCTTATAAAAAGCAAGTAATAGTTGTAGACCCTAATTAGGCATCTACATAACTATTTATCATAATACACTATACTACATTAGTTGTCAAGTAGTTTGACAAATAATTCTTAATAAAGTTTTGCTGGAAGTGTTTGACTGGATAATTTCTTTTTCCAACGTTGTTTAGCCGCAGCCGCTTTGCGTTTGCGTTTAAGTGTTGGTTTTTCATAAGACTCACGAGCACGTAGATCTAATATTAATCCACTGTCCTGTATGTTCTTTTTGAATTTGCGCATTGCCTGTTCTACGTTATCATTTTTAACGTAAACTGTATTACCTCTTACCATTGAATCGTGTTGTGCCATTGATTACTATCTTCCTTATTGAAATGTATTTATATGCGTTGTTATTGAGGGTTATTTTTAATATACTGTTGAATTTGTTCTTGCTCTGCCGGTGTAAGCAGATCTACATCATACTCGCCAGATGCTATTTTATTAGTTAGATGTTTAATGTATTCTACATCATATGAATATACATCTGTAGTAGTTTTGTCTACTTCAATCCATTTGATATCATTCCATTTGTACAATTTACTTGGCAAATAATCAACTCTTAGGTACAAATCTCCTTTGGTTGGATTTTTTGGAAAGGTTGTACCAAATCCAGCATTTACACTGTTGCCATCAAGTTCGGCATTGATACTTAAATCTGGTGCAGTGACCTGTTGTGGTTGTGGATAATATGTGGCAATTGGATTGCCCAAATGGTCTGTTAGGGTAACTGGATCAACTGATTTAATCTGTGCCAATTCTTCGTGTTTAGCATCGTGCTCTGCTTGTAGCACATCTAACTTAGCCTGCATTTCTGCAATTAAACTAATAGCATTGTCTAAGTCTTGTTTACTAGTGTCTGTATCAATAGCCTCTTGAGCCCACATTTCTTCACCTTCCGGTATAGGAATGTCTAAAGGATCTTCGTCAACTGGTTGTTGTTTAGGTACCAGTCCTTCGTTGGTGGTGCGGTCGGGCCATATCCACGGAGTGTGTAGATATACCTGTGTACTAGCATAGTTAGCAGGTAAGTAACCATCGTTGTCGTCAATTGACTTAGCTAGTTCCTTGCCATCATCAAAGAACTTTTGCATTGCAATGTAATCGTCAACATCAGCTTCTTGCTTAATTTTTTCGTATTGTTCGTCGGTTAGCTGTCCATCGTCTAGTTCGTATTCATCTTCTTTCTTACGCTTGTCTTCTCTAGCCCACATAAGAGTTTGTTCTGCGGCTAGAATAAGGATAAGTGCCAATGGGTCAAATACAAATACTAGTAGGATAATTACCCAACGTACAGCACGTTCTAGCAAGTTCGCATCTGGATTGTCACCGTAGATCAGTGCGGCTATATATTTTATTGGTCCTACTTCTGCTTCAATCTTACGATTCTGCGCGGCTAGTGGAGCACGTTCTGCTTGTAGTGCGGAAATATTCTTTTGTGCGGCTGTGATGTCTGCTTGTAATGATTTACGTTCTTTAGCTTGATTCTTGCGAATCTGTACAGCACGATTGGCACCCTTGTCGTCTGTGGTACGACCTAACATTTGGTCTACCTGCGCATCCATTTGTTGTAGGGCCTTCTTGTTTACGCTGATATTATCCTGTTCTGTTTTAATCTTTTCATCTAAGATCTGCACCTGGGCGGCACTGTCGCCTACCGTAATGTTTTGATCCATGTGTGCCTTAGATAAGAAACCAAAGATACCCATGCTGGTAATCAGCATCAGCACTAATATGGCAGGAACAAGATAAAGTTTAAACTGTATGTTAGCACGATGCCAAAATTTGTGTAGCCATACAGTAGCGGCAATTTTACCTACTTCTAGTACAGCACCCATAATGATAATAGGCACTACAGCCGCGGCAAATATAGCTGTTAGTCCAGCTATGGAATAGTATGCGGCCACGGCTGAAATGCTTAAAGCCACCGCTAAGATGAATAATCCAAATAACATAGTTAATTATTTATTGAGTTGTAACTGATAGTTTAACATGGTAGTTTATATTAGTCAAGAGGTTTGGTCCAAACCTCTTGATACTTGTAAGTACCACGGAGCACTGGTCAAACTTAAACTGTTAGTAACACGCAGTTCTGGCTTACCGTCAGTGTTGTAGTCCATCACCTTATGAAGGTCTAATAGATTAGGCTCATGCGGATGCTGGTAGTTGGTTGAATTAGGTAGTTGAACGCCCATAATATATTAAGGTACCGCTGGATAGTTAGTTGTCTTTACGTATGCAGCCGTTATCTTAGTGCCTTTGTACGAGTCAGTCCATGTGGCTTGCCAAGGCCAGAGGCCGCCTGTTCCTGTGCTGACTACTCCTAATCCTATGTTGGTATATAGCCAATTTGTGCCATCCCAAGACAGACTCTCGTCAACATAATTATAACTTGTTTTTCCATTGACTGTGCCTACCGGAGCCATCTTGCGCCAACTTTGTCCGCCGTAGAATCCGTTTTCATCACCGTAAGGGCCATCCATTAACACCCAAGCAGTGGCTTCAGGTTCTGCGGCATTGGCTGGATCGTCTGTACCAATTCCTGTCCAAGGACGGCCTTGAACTAATCCACCTTCGTTAGGATTGTCAACGACATCATAACCGTCATACTGTGTGGGCAACTGCGTAATGATATAGGATGCTCTTGGGTTACTACTTGCGGAACGATCGTTGGCAGCTAAATTTAGTTTGGCAATTTGTCTTGCCTCTTTATCTGCTCCACCCCCGCCACCTGACTCGGTTGCGTATATAGTAAAGGAAGTACCGTTGGGAATCAACGCTATATTAATTTGATCAGCACCACTGCCACTTAAATTGCCAGCGGCTGTAGTAACGTTCCAAATAGCAACACCGGACTCACTTGGATCATTGGAGATATTAGTGCCATCAGGTTGAGTCATTGATCTTGTAAAACTAGGTTGTCCATTACCCGGCACAAAAGTCCAGTTCCTAGCACCAGCACCCAAGGCAATAACCTGCGCCATGTAAGCATCTATTGCGCCGCCATCTTTTCTAATGGCAAATCCAGCACCGTATGCGTCATAGTTAAACGTACCCACTGCCACTAGATAACTGCTGGCTTGAGTATAACTGGTTGCTGTTAAGCCACTTGATAGCATCAGTGTTGAAATTCCGTTGGCTGCCATATATCGTTCTCTTTAGTGTATTTAGTTAATCTTATGCTGTACAGCTAGCTTTTACTCCGCCCGCTTGTTCTGTTATAGTTACTGCTCCGGGTGTGCCGACTGCTTGCACAGCAATGCGACTACACTTAACAGGAAAACGCATCGTTCTACTTTCGCCAGCACGTAGTACAGCGCACGTGTTAGGGTCAACTATAGGATTCTCACCCACTACAAAATAAATTGATACTGATGAATACAGTATAATAACTCCCTTCTTAAGTACAGGGCTTTGTTGACTTGTGTTGGTAGCAGTTAATGAGTATGATGCCATTATTGATTCCTAATACAATATTTATAGCCAAAATAAAAGGCCCCGAAGAGCCTTTGGTTAGGTTAATAATAGGGTTTCTCGAGTTATATATTGCGCACCATGTATTCTGAAATCTTACGCTCAATCATGCTGGGAATATTCAGCGCAGGCCATTCAAGTTCAAACGGACAAGGCGCATCACCCCAAGAGCCAGTTGTGATAAACTGTTTGTATACTGCCAAGTCTGCTTTCTTAGTTGGGTCAAATTTGCGTTTTACAAAAGCATTTTGCATCGAATAAAGTGTATTAACCATTGCTTGTTCCATTGTGTTAGTGTTAGTGTTTAACATAGTATACAGTCCTTTTTGTAGTAAGTCAATATGTTTCTTTGGTAATGTAAAATTCAGTAGTAGGATACTTTTCTTTAAATTCGTCAGTAGCAACGTATTGATTTAACCCAGTCATATTAAAGAATTGTTTATGGAATGCTGTCTTGTGTGTTTCTTTAACTGATACTGTTAGGTATACCGAAGTTGCTTTGCCTGCCATTTTATTGCTCCTTGTTATCGCGTTCGCGTAAAATTACTAAAATAGCCTGTGACATCATTTCTAATTCAACATCATTAAACTCAAACTCTTCCAACCAATTGATGCAGTTAGTAATAGCAGTATCCTCACCTTGAATTGCGATATCAGCATCAAAGATTGCTTGGTTAATGTTATTGACAATAATCATATCATCAATATTCATTATACTGCCTCCAACATACTAGCTGGTACACGATACGCACCTAATGGAGTATCTACAACAATATTTTTAATAGCAAGTTTGCGCACTGTGCCTGTAATTGTTTGGCCGCTACGTGAGCTAGCAAAACGAACTTTGTCGCCGACAGACAAGCTACGTTTAGTTGCTTTGCCTAAGTTTAAACGAGCGTACTTAATAGCATCAATAATGCTGGCTAATTCTTCGTTGGTAAAAGTACCTTGAATTAAAGCAGTAGTAATTTGTTTAGCGTTCATTTATTGCTCCTGTGTTGTTAGTGTATGTATAGCATTATACAGTCATTTTACCAAAATGTCAACCTTAAAATGCAATTGCCATGTGTTTACTGCCCCAGCGTGATATTTCTCTCTGTTTGTTAAACTTAGTTGCTTTATTTGCAACTTCAATTCCGTATGTTTTCATAACATGTTCACTAATATCTTGCTCAATATCAGTTGAATATTCTAATTTAGAATGTATTCGGTGTGCAACCATAACAACATGACATTCATAGGTATCACTTGATGCAAGGATTTCGTATGCAGATCGGGTTGCTACATCTGCACCTTCAATTACTCCTTGGAAGCAACGTCCCAACTCATTTAAGATTTCTCTGCCTCGTTGATTAAATGGGTCAACTGTATGAATAGATTTTCTATTCGCTGTGGTGCCCGCCTTAACAACAATATGTATTCCTCGTGTCCGAAGCTCAGTTGCACATTGCATATTAAATGTGCCATTGCTAGTTGTTGCTACTACCTGCTCAACTATTTGCTTAACATTAGTTCCAATTAAATAGAACATCATATATGAGCCAACTTCGTCATCGGTTAAGTCAATTGATTTACCAACCTGAAAATTGACACGTTGTTTGTATGCCGGTTTGTTCATTTTGTTTCTCGTGTTGTTATAGACAAGTGCTATTCTATATTCGTATTGTCAAAAAGTCAACCAAAAAGTGCTAATTCCTGCAATACTTCATCAAATTCTTTAGCATAACTGTATGGTAGACCTAACTTGTAGCAGATGTAGTCGCCGCCATACATTTTATCTGAATCCGTAAGAGCCAAACCTTCAACAATCCATCTAATAGATTGTTTGCGTGAGTTGCTAATTGACTCCAATGAAACAACATGCTTTTCAAAGCTATCAATTGCCTGTTGGTCACGGGTTTGTTCTTCCTTGACTGCAACATCAAGTTCACCCAATAAACGTTCCCAAATCAACTGTTTGCCAGCCGCATCAATGTTGGTCCATTCTTCCCAAAAGTATTCATCTGGGCGTGAGCCACGTGCATCTTTATGTAGGTCACTGACTAAGTTTTCATCAAATGTGTATGTCATTGTGTGCTCCATTGCTTTAGTGTATAAGTGCTATTATACAGTCATTTTACCAAACTGTCAACCAAAATATTCCGTTGACTTTTGAGTAATATGAGTATATAATAACAGTATGAAAATCCTATTAGAACAAGATGGTGGGCATTTGGTCATGTATGTAGAGCATGAGCCCAGACAGTTTGAATTAAGCTGGGACGTTACAGTCACGGACATGGCCAAAGAACTTGACCATAGACAAGGTGTGCGCCGTATGAGCTACGACACCTGGCATTGGGATCTGCGCAAACAGCAAGAAGCAGAAGAATACATAACTTATTTTTATCTAAAGCACGAATAATGATAGGCATAACAGATTTACACAATATTTGGGGAATAGCGCAGTATGCAACTCAACCGCAGTTTACCTGCTATGAATCAGTGCAGGATAAATTAGACACCTACACAAAAGAACAGTATCTTAAAGATCCAGAAGCAACAGTACAGCAAGTGTTTGACATCTACCGTAGTATTAACATTACGCCAATTGTCTACTACACAGAAGCTGGATTGATTAGTGCTATTAAAGATTTGTCCGAGACTGTGACTAATAGTGTTAAGAATAATGTTATTAACTTGGGTAATAATCAAGGACAAGGTATTAATAGATTCCTGTTCCCAAACATGATGACTGCTGAACCTAAGGGCCGCGGCAGTAACAGTCTTAAAGATCGTTTCTTAAATGATGCAAAGCTAAAACGTGCTATCAACTTATGCTTTGAATACAGAGAAGGTAACAATCTAGTCAGCCCAACTGCACTGCGTCGTGCATTAGAGTTAGTCACAGGCGAGAACGTACAGAACTTTAAGAGTCTAAATGCACGTGCTATCGTAGAACACTTATGCCCTGTGCTTTGGGGCAATGTCTATGACTACAGTGCGGGCTATGGCGGCCGCATGCTGGGTATAACAACCAGTAACATGCGTTATAACTACCAATGTATCGACCCTAACACAGAAACAGTCAAGCACTTAACATACTTGAGTGAACTGATAGAACAAGCAGTTGGTAACAGAGGTTTAATCACACAGGCAGTTAGTGAAGAATACGAGCCCAAGGATATTGACCTTGCGTTTAGTTCGCCGCCGTACTTTAACTTAGAAAAGTACAGTGATGAGCCTACACAGTGTATGGTTCGTTATACTACATTAGATGAGTGGTTTGAGGGCTATGTTGTGCCCACTATGAAAAATATACACAAAGGTTTGAACAGTGATGGTGTGTTTGCTACCAACATTGCAGACTACAAGTCATATGGTAATAAAGAATACTTTGTATGCGAGCGTTGGATCGCTACTGCTGAGAAGTTAGGCTTTAAACATTCAGGTACGATTAAGATGATGCTTAACACTCGTCCAGGTGTAGGCAACGATAAGACTGCCGGGCGTGAAAAGTTTGAAGGCGTGTACGTCTTTACAAAATGAAGATCAGTATCAGACATTTAAGTTACGGAAATATTCAAGACCGGGTTACATGGTTAGAACAAAACGTAGGAGAACGTAAGTATGTTCTGCATAACCAAACAGGTGGATATGGGTGGTGGTATTTCAATAATGATAGAATTATCGAAATTGAAGATGAACAGTGGGCTACAATATTTTTATTAAAGTTTGGCGGATAGATGAAAATAACCATGCAGGAGTTTGAGAAATTTGAACAAGAGTTCATATTTGACTTAATTAAAAATCCACACTATCGTCTCGGGCAGGCAGTTATTAACACCTATCCCAAGATCAGTCGTAGTATGGAAGATGATGGTGACCTTGGTTATATGCAATGGCAAGAATTGTGGGAGTGTAAAGATCGTAAACGTGTATTAGAGATAATCGATCGGTATATTATTAAATGAGTTTACTAGACGGTGCTAACGGACGTAGGTTTATAGCCTCAGGTCCGTTCGATGATGAAATGCCTTGGCACTATCTTGTTATTGCTGATATTAGTTATTGGCTAAAACATGAACCAGAAATCTACACATGGATGGATGATAACTTACCTAGAGGCAGATTACACCAACAAGGCATGACTTTGGAATTTGAAACCGATGAACAATTAACTTTATTTGTATTGAGATGGGCATGACTAAAACACTTACACTATCGCATAAAAATTGGAATAATCTTAGAAATAAAATTATAGAGGATTATGGTCAGGCTACTGTACTAATCAGTTGGCGATTACGTACTACATTAGGATTCACTGTGCGTGAGCATAGGGGTTATCAACCCGGTGCCGAAGGACATGAACAAAGTATTATTTGTTTGGACTTTTGGGATGATCAATTACAAACAATGTTTCTTCTTAGGTATAGCGATTACGTAAGTTCGTAACTAGGCGCCAAATTTCAGTGGAGCTATACCCTGCGCCATCATTAATGCTTTATTTTTACCTTCTGCTAAACTTGCTTTAATCGCATCGCCACTAGCACTTGCAGTGTTGGCCATGTTTTTAAGCGCATCAGTAATGCCAGAACCAGATGTATCTGCACCTATTTTATGTAGATTTGTTGCAAAACTCATTGCACTACCCAAACTTGGCATAGGCGGAACAGTTAAATCAATCCCTGCCGATGTCATAAGTCCTTGTGATTTAACCAGAGAATCTTCAAGTGCCGTAATCTGCTCATCAGTAATAGCACCGGCAGCATTAATTGCCGCTAATTCAGGACCGCCGCTAACAGCATGAGTAAAATCTGATATATTAGGTAATCCATTTGCTCCGTTTAGAGCAGATAGGCCCGATGCAGTGCCTGTCATATTTCCTATATCTGTTGACATACCGCTCATTAATCCACTTAATGACGGAGCGGCTGCTTCCAAGTTAGGAATAGATGGTATTTCAATTGCACTACACATACCTGCCGCAGCTGCCGGGCTTGTAAATTTTGCACCCATATCGCTAAACTTGCTGGCCATTGCACTCATATCAGGTAAATTGGCCGCAGTTAAACCAGAACCAGAAGGTGCTAGTTTATTTAAATCAGTTAGGTCTTTAAGACTAGCAATTGACCCACCAGGACTGATACCCAATTGTTCAGTAACTGTAGACAAAACTTTAGGATCAGTAATAGAACCCATAATTTTATCAACCTGCGCTGTGTGTTCGGGCATACTTAAATCTAATCCTGCGCCAGCAATTGCGCCATTGATTCCGCTGGCATTACCTAATTTCACAGTATTTAATTTATCAATAAGCCCAGCCGATGTGCCAAACTTTGACATATCCTTTAAATCAAACGCAGGGCCGGCAGCTTCAAATGCTTTCGATACATTACCTAAATCACCAAGCGCACCATCTAATCCCTGTGTGGCCATAGAACTCATGTTGGTGATGCCCGTGCCATAATCACTAAATGATGTATTTGATATAAAATCAGTTGCTTTTTTTAACTCTTGTGAGTCAGCAATGTGTCCTTGCGCTTGATTTAAAATTTGACCAAATGCCGCATGATTGCCAGTTGGCATAAGTTGCGATTGCAGTACAGTTAGATTTGCTTTTGCTGAAGTGATTCTTGCCGCTAATGCCAGACTAGGTGCTGTATTAGCAGCTATTAAATCAGTAATTTGACTGTCCATATTAGCCATAGCACCAGTCACAGTAGGAGCAAGTTGTAATGCTGTGCCTTTGGCTATACCAACCATGGCGGTAATGGTACTAGGTGTAAGTGCACCACTAGCAGTAGCCAGAGAAACTTTCATGTTCTCTGCTATTACACTGCCTGCCTTCGCAGTTACTAAACTAATATCATGTTCTGCCATGCTTGTTCCTAAGTTATAATTTTGATAAATCTAACGATAATATATCGTTGCCTGCTGCTACAAATTCCCAATTATTATAAAATTTAGGCCAGCCGGCAATTTTAGGATCAGGTAAATTACAAATACACGTAGCCAATGCTACAGTAGGATCATTATGATCATATTCGTCATAATGATCCTGCATATATACAACTAATGTTCTTTTATGATTATCAAGGAAATTAAAAATTTTTAATTCGTTGGCAGTTGGATGAATTAATCTACGATCCCAGTCAGTTATTTCTAAATTAGACTCTGACTGTGATTTTTCCATAAACAAAATATAAGTTGATTGTTCTGGATCAAATACAAAACTAGTTGTTTCTGTCTCCGACATGCCTAATCCTAAGTTATAATACCACCAGCGCCAGCTGGCTCAATACCTGTTGTTGTTTGTATATAGTGGTTTACTAATGCGCCACTTGTTTGTGCATGCAACATTACATGACGTCTATCAATGTGTATACTCTTATTTAACTCAGATGTAAATAGGCTCTGCATCAAGCCAATACCCTGTGGGCTTGGCACTACAATCATTGGTTTAGATACAATGAATTCATCGGCAGTTTCTTCTAATACCTTAGCAATAACTTCATCACCATTTACTAATTTAAATGATACTAGTGTATCCTTGTCGTACTTATTAGTTACTAGCACTTGTTTCCCCTAACATTTCGTTTAGTTGTTCATTGGTTAATTTTTGTAGGCCTTGATAGCCACCCGATACAAACAGTTTACCGTCTTGATAAATTTGTGGCACTGTACGATGCCCTTCACTCATAATAAACTCGCGTGCGTCTAAATCTTCATCAATTTTAATTACTTCAAACGCAATCTTTTTCATTGTTAATAAATTCTTTGCTTGCTCACAGAATGGGCAAGAATCTTTTGAATACACAGTTAACATATTGGCTCCTTTTATTATAGTGTAGGTAATTCGTCGTAGTTCATCTCATCACTCATTACGCCAATTACGTAGTTAGTTGATTCGGACTCTTGTAAGGCTGTTTGTTTTTTACTGGTATCACTGTGCTTATTAAACCAAGGAATCGGAGTTGATTTAGGCGCAGGGCTAGTGTAACGTATACCGATTTGTTTTAGTGCATCTACGGCGGTATAATCAACAAAATCTTTCAAGATGTTAGCGTTTAAACCAATAACTGGGCCCATTTTGAACAAATAATCGGCCCATGCTTTCTCTTCGCAAATAACGTCTAGGTACATTTGATACACCTCAGCTTCGCATTCTTGTTTAATAGCAGCAAAGCGTGGATCTTCTTTAATCACTTGATTGATCAAGAACGCTGTCCATTCTTTGTGTAGTAATTCATCTTGTAGAATTAAACTGATAATATTACCATTACCAATAAAGATACGATTTTCCACCATAGCCAAACTTGTGGCAAATGATACCATAAAGCGGAATGCTTCTAGGCCGTAACTAGCATGTAGGGCTAGCCAAATAGCTTTAATATGTTCTGTTTCGCTAACTTTAATGCCGAGTTCAGCTTGACAGTTAATCACATGCAATTTGTCATAGTAGTTGCCAATGGTTGATGCCATGCTGACAATTTCTTGTGTATCATGAATTGTATTAAACACATCTTTAGGCACATTATAGATATTACGAATAATGTGGCTGTAGCTCTTACTGTGAATGTTAGTTTCAAAGAAACTCCAATTACTAATAAGTGCTTCTAGCTCTGGTAAACTTACTACTGGGCCAAATACTTGATTAGGTGCGCGACCTTGCAGACTATCTAAAGCTGTTTGACGTAACAAGTTACTAGTAAAGATATGTTTGACTGCATCGCTGGCACTTTTAAAATCATTGGCATCTTTACTTAGGCTAATCTCTTCTGGTTGCCAAAAGAAACCACGTGCTGTAGCTTCATAATCTGCAATCTTGTTATACTTAACTTCTTCAAAGCGTTGCACTGTTACTGGACCTGCCGGATCCAAAAACATCTTACGTTGTAGATAGTTAGTTGGCTTACTTAGGTTATACTGTGCTTTACTCATTTATAATTTGCAGCTTTCGCAGCCCTCTTCATCATCATAATCTATTGGTGCCATTGTTGGCGCTACTTCTGCAACCATCTTACTACCTTGTTTATTAATCAAGCTATAGTAGAATGTTTTAATGCCCCATAGCTGTGCCTGCATTAAATTCTTAGCAATCAATGTAGTGGGCACCTTACGATCCGCAAAGTGTGCCGGATTGTAAAATGTGTTAGTGCTGATACTTTGATCCACATAGGCCGCTAGTACTGCCGCAGTTTTTAAGTATGCTGAACAATCTTTTTGTTCCCACATGAGTTGATATTTATTCTTTAACTTATGATATTCCGGAACAACCTGTGTGAATGAGCCAGCTTTTGATTCTTTAACTGAAATTAAACTCATAGGCATTTCAATACCATTAGTTGAGTTAATAACAACTGAACTTGATTCAACTGGTGCAATAGCCATTAATGTAGCATTACGCACACCGTATGATCTCATATCACTGCGTAACTGTTCCCAATCAAGTTCTGGAGTAA